AAGAATGAAGTATATCTAAAGATTGAGGCTGATCCTCACGTCTATTATGAACTTAGTGATGAATTCACGTTCGATGTGCCTGGGGCTAAGTTCATGCCTCAGTATCGTAACAGGTATTGGGATGGTAAGATAAGATTATTTAATCAAACAAGTGGTGAAATCTACGTCGGTCTTCTTGACAAAATTGTTTCCTTCTGTCGAAGATACGACTACGACTACGAATTCTTAAACAACAAGTATTACGGCACTCCCTTTGAAGTCAATGAAATGATTTCAAAGGAGGGTGTGCAAGATTATATGAACTCTATTTGTTCTCATTCACCCAGAGAGTATCAAGTGGAGGGAGTATACGATGCTCTAAAACATAACAGAAAACTATTAATATCACCGACTGCCTCAGGAAAGTCTTTGATGATTTACACTCTTGTGCGGTACTATATTGATAAAGGACAAAGAATCCTTCTAGTTGTTCCAACGACATCTCTTGTAGAACAGATGTATAAGGACTTTGAGGACTATGGTTGGGATTCTGAGTCATACTGCCACAAGGTCTATTCTGGTAAAGAGAAAGAAGACGATCGACCAGTTACTATTACAACTTGGCAATCAGTGTACAAACTTGATCGCAAATTTTTTGAGAAGTATAACGTAGTAATTGGAGACGAGGCGCACCTTTTCAAAAGTAAATCATTAGTCAATATTATGACTAAACTTCATCACGCGAAGTATCGTTTTGGATTCACTGGAACATTGGATGGTACACAAACACACAAGTGGGTATTAGAGGGATTGTTTGGTCCAGCTTATAAAATCATTCGAACAGATGAATTAATCGAAAAAGGCCACCTAGCTAAATTAGACATTAAGATACTTTTACTCAAACATAAACCACAGAAGTTTGAAACATTTGAAGATGAAGTTCAATTTATCATCCAAAACGAACAGAGAAATAAATTTATTCGTAATCTTGTTAGAGACTTACAAGGCAACACACTAGTTCTTTATAGTCGCGTAGAGACTCACGGAGAGGTAATTTACGATCTCATAAATAATTGTAACGATGAACGAAAAGTCTTTTTTGTTCACGGTGGAGTTGATACAGAAGAAAGAGAAGAAATAAGAGCTATCACTGAAAGGGAAAATAATGCAATCATTGTTGCTTCATACGGAACTTTCTCAACTGGCATCAACATCAAGAACCTTCACAACGTAGTTTTTGCATCACCCAGTAAATCAAGGGTTAGAAATCTGCAATCCATAGGAAGAGTTTTACGTAAAAGTAATAGTAAAACAAAAGCCACTCTTTACGATATTGCAGATGATACAACATATGGTTCTAGAAAAAATTATACCTTGAATCATCTCATTGAGAGAGTAAAAATCTATAATGAAGAGAACTTTAACTATGAAATAATTCCTATCAAAATGGGGCAACTATGAAAGATATGTACGCAATTATAAAATTAGTCAGTGGAGAAGAAGTATTTGCACAAGTAGAAGAATTTTACGATGATGATGTAAAAGCCATTCTCGCCATTGATCCTTGCATTATCAAAGAAATACCATCAAGAAGGCAGAACTTTAGTTACTATAAAGTAGATGCCTGGATGAAAATGAGTGATGATCGTATTCATTGTATTGAACTAAAACACGTAATTTATTACACTAGATGTGACAATCATGAACTGATTGGTGCATACAAGAAGTGGGTAAGGTCTCTAAATAAGGACGATGAAGAAGATACTACACCTGTTAAGGTTGGAGTCTCTACTCATCTAGGGTATGTTTCTTCTGTCGAAGAGGCTAGAGATAGCTTAGAAAAGATCTTTAAGCTTTAGAGCCATTTTTTTCAACCCTGACAGAGTTATTATACAGAGATTTGACAGCCTTGTCAAGCATCAAACATTTTGATATAATGTTAAGGTGATTATAAAAAGGGTCGATATGTACGCCGTAATGATGACAAAAAGACGCAGATCAGAACACTACGTCAACAACAAAGATTTTCTTGCAGCCATTGTTGAATACAAGGCTAACGTTCGCCGTGCACAAGAACAGGGTGAACCTAAACCACGTATCACAAATTATCTTGGCGAATGTTTTCTAAAGATCGCAACTCATTTATCCTATAAGCCAAACTTCGTGAACTATATGTTCAAGGATGATATGATTTGTGATGGGATTGAAAACTGCGTTCAATACATCAATAACTTCGATCCAGAAAAATCTTCTAATCCGTTTGCTTACTTTACTCAGATTATTCACTACGCATTTCTGAGAAGAATTCAAAAGGAGAAGAAGCAACTTGAGATTAAGTCAAAAATTATTGAAAGAAGTGGGTATAGTGAAGTGTTCTCAGATGATGGTATGATGGCTGGAACTGAGAGTGACTACAACACAATCAAGGACAACATTAACTATCGGTACAATTGATGATCTACATTGGAGTTAAATCGTGAAAGTTGCAATCATCACAGATCAACACTTTGGTGCTCGTAAAGCTTCAAAACTCTTTCACGAATTCTTTCTTAGATTTTACAATGAAGTATTCTTTCCCACTCTAGAACGTGAAGGTATCACCACAGTCATTGATATGGGTGATACCTTTGATAGTCGTAGAGGTATTGACTTCTGGGCTTTAGATTGGGCAAAAGAAAATTACTATGATCGTCTTCAAAAGATGGGTGTCACTGTTCATACGATCATTGGTAACCATACTGCATATTATAAAAACACTAACGATATCAATGCAATCTCTCTTCTTCTGAGAGAGTATGAAAACGTCATCTGTTATTCAAGAGCCACTGAAGTCAAGTTTGATAAACGCAATATTCTTTTCATCCCTTGGATCAACCAAGAGAACGAATCTGAGACAAATGATCTGATCAAAAAGTCAAAATCAAAATGTGTGATTGGTCACCTTGAACTCAAGGGATTTAATGCAAACAAGTTAGTGGTGATGGATCACGGTGCCGATAGTGATGTTTACAAAAAGTTTGATCTAGTATTGTCGGGTCACTATCATACTAGAAGTTGTAAAAACAATATTCGTTATCTGGGTAATCCCTACGAATTGTATTGGAGTGATGTTGATGACCCAAGAGGATTCCATATCTTTGACACCGAAACCTTAGAGATCACTCCTGTCAATAATCCATTCAAGATGTTTTACAACATCTACTATGAGGATACCCCTCACCAACTTCTAAAATCAGTTGATTACAGTGACAAGATTGTAAAAGTTGTTGTCCGCAAAAAATCAGACCCGCTTCAATTCGAAAAGTTTATTGATAAACTTTACAAGTCAAATGTACACGAACTGAAAATAGTTGAGAACTTTGACTTTGCAGGTGTTTATGACACTGAGGATTTGGAGAGTGATGAATCTGAGGATACTGTTAGTATTTTGAATAGATATATTGATGAAGCTGAAGTTGAAATGGACAAATCAATGTTAAAAAATATTCTCAAGGAAGTTTACATCGAAGCTTGTGAGGCTGACTGATGTACATTCTCACCATCGATGGTAGAGAGGATCAAGGGGCTTATGCCGTTGAGAACGAAGATGGTGATAAAGTACTTTTTATTTTTGAAGAAGAGGATGATGCAGAAAGATATGCAATGATGTTGACCCTATCAGATGACACTTATAAAAGACTTCAGGTTATAGAAATTGATGAAGACCTTGCCATAAAGGCGTGTGAGTCTTATGATTATCCATATGTTGTAATTCAGTCCAACGACTTGGTGATTCCAAAAGATTATGATAAGATTTAAAAACATTCGATGGAAGAACTTTCTTTCTACTGGAAATCATTGGACAGAAGTTAGTCTTGACAAGAATGAAACGACTCTGATCATCGGAACGAATGGTGCAGGCAAGTCCACCATTTTGGATGCGTTGACATTTGTGTTGTTCAACAAACCATTTCGTAAAATTAACAAACCTCAACTGATTAATTCTACGAATGAAAAGGACTGTAAGGTAGAGATTGAATTTGATATTGGAACCAGAGATTACAAAGTTGTCCGTGGTATCAAACCATCTCTGTTTGAGATCTGGGTAGATGATAAGATGTTGAATCAAGACTCCGCATCTACCGATCAACAAAAATATCTTGAGAATAACATCCTTAAGTTGAACTATAAATCGTTCACACAGATTGTGATTCTAGGATCTTCAACCTTTGTTCCTTTTATGCAACTTCCTGCAGCCAGCCGCAGAGAGGTGATTGAAGATATTCTTGATATTCGTATCTTCTCTGCAATGAACTCTGTGATCAAAGATAAGATTCGTCAAGAAAGGGATGAGATCAAAGTCTTAGAACTGAAGAAAGATGGTCTTGCTGATAAAGTGGATATGCAACGGGGATTTATCGAAGAGTTGGAGTGTCGTGGAAACGCCAATATCAATGACAAGAAAGAAAAGATCGCCAATATCACAGACCAAATTGGCGTTTATATGAAAGAGAATGCAACTTTAGAGGAGGATGTATTCAAGTTCACTAGTGAACAGAGTATTGTTTGTGGTGCAGACAAAAAGTTATTGAAGCTTAACAATCTTCGGGGTAAAATTACACAAAGGGTATCATCGTTATCCAAAGAGTTGGACTTCTTCAAAGAGAATACGGTTTGCCCGACTTGCACACAGACGATTGACGAATCGTTTCGCTTAAATAGAATCGAAGACGTTCAAGATAAAAATCAGGATCTCCAGAAAGGTTTGAAAGAACTTGAGGAGACCATACAGTTTGAACAAGAAAGAGAACGTCAATTTAGTGCTCTTTCTAGGGAGATTACAAAACTAACACATGACATTTCTCAAAACAATACTAAGATTTCTGGACTACAACGACAGGTCGGAGATCTGGGAACTGAAATTCAAACGATTGCCGATCAGTTACAGAACAGAAATACTGAACATGAGAAGTTAACTAAACTGCAGGAACAACTGAATAGTACATTTGATCAATTAGTAACCCGTAAGACGGAAGTAAATCACAAAGATTTCATTTATACCTTGTTGAAGGATGGTGGTGTAAAAACCAAGATTGTCAAAAAATATCTGCCGTTGATCAATAGACAGGTCAATCGGTATTTACAGATGATGGATTTTTACATCAACTTCAACTTGGATGAAGAGTTCAACGAAAAGATCAATTCACCCATTCACGAAGACTTCTCTTATGCAAGTTTTTCAGAGGGTGAGAAGATGCGTATCGATTTGGCTCTGTTGTTCACTTGGAGAGAGGTCGCCGCTTTCAAAAATTCCACGAACACAAATTTGTTGATTATGGATGAAGTCTTTGATAGTTCTCTTGATGGTTTCGGCACCGATGAATTTTTGAAGATTATTTGTTACGTCATCAAAGATGCCAACATTTTTGTCATCTCTCACAAGGACGGGCTGCAGGACAAATTCGCAAGTGTCATACAGTTTGAAAAAATCAAAGGTTTTTCACGTATGGTATCTACAGATGCCCAGGAATGATGCAAGTCCCCAACAGGTTCCACCACTCTAAGAAAGAACAGAAGGTTAGACTGAAACCTCAACAGTTGAGACAGTCTCGTGCACGTCTCAAGTTCTTAAAGAAGAAATTAAAAATAAATACTTAAAAATCGTATTGCAATGATCGCGTTCCAAGATCTGTTAGAGAGAACATATGCTTCACAAGGAGCTGCAAGGGATCCTTGGAAACAGTTTCCTAAGAAGCCCCAACCACAACAGGGTCTTCCTAAAGAAGGTCCCTCAAGTCGTCTTCCTAACAGGGTTCTTCCTCCTGCTGTCGGTACCAGTGGTAGTTCACAAACTGGATTTGCATCCAGAGTAAACGCATCTAGATCTTCAAGTCCTAATAATTACAGACCTGGTGCAACTGTTCGTGCGACTGGCCCTAATATGGATAAGTTTCCTCAGTTGCAGAGATTTACAAATCAAGGCACGAATGTTTTACAACAAGTCTCTAAAGTTGCGGCCGCCGCCAGAGCTTTAAGAACTGCAACTCCACTTGGTGCTGCAGCTGCGGTGTTGAGTCCTACACCCACAGGTGACGCAACCCTCACTGGTGCATTAAAAAGAGGTGACTATAAACCAAAACAAGGGCCAAGAGGTGAAGATGAAGGTCTGACAAGAGCTCAGTCATTTGATAAAGCTTTCAAGTCAGCAAGACGTGCAGGGAAGTCTGGATTTGAATGGAGAGGTGGTACGTACACTACAAAGGTCAAGTGATGGACAGTTGAGAAACTGGCCACAAGACCCCTGGCGACCCTGCCAGGGGTTTTATAATATGTGCATACTGAAAGAGTCCTATGTCCGTCCGTTTTGAGATCAAAGATCAACTTGCACGACTTCTTGCTCAGGAAGATCTCATCGTCGAACACAAGAATGTTGAGACCGCTTCCTTCGATGTAGATCGTCGTGTCTTGATTCTTCCATTGTGGGAAAGGGCTTCATCTGAAGTCTATGATATGTTAGTTGGACACGAAGTTGGTCACGCATTGTATACTCCCAACGAAGACTTCTCTGCACTCAAAGCTCCGAAATGTTACCTCAATGTTGTTGAGGATGCACGTATTGAAAAGTTGATCAAACGTCGTTACCGTGGTCTTGGTAAGTATTTCATTCGCGCATACAAAGAACTCAATGAACAAGACTTCTTCGGTACCGCAGGGTGCGATTTGACTAAGTTCTCTTTCATTGATCGTATCAATCTCTTTTTCAAGGGTAATGATGAGATTCGATTCTCTGAGCAAGAGATGGTTTACGTTAGAAAGGTCGCTGATGTGATGACCTTTGAGGAAACTTGTCGTCTTGCTGAAGAAATTTATCAGTTTGCTCAGGAAGAAAAGGAGAACCAAGAACAACTTCCCGATGCCAACTTCAAAGGTGAAAGTCAACCTGGTTCTGGTGATCTGACACAAGATTCTGAAGAGTCCGACGATGAAGAGTCTGAAGAGTCTCAGTCTGGTGAATCTTATGGTGGTACGGCTGACAAGTCTGGTTCCAAATTTGATACCCCTGGTGATCACTCCTCTTACGAAGAGGGTGTAACGATGGAAAACTTTGAGGAAAAGATTGAAAATCTTCGGGGTCACGATACCCGTGAGACTTGTTATGTTGAGATTCCCAAGGTTAATCTCAACACTGTCGTCGTTCCTTATCAGGAAGTATGGAAAGTGCACGACAAAGAACGTGAAACCTTGGCCAAACGTGATGCACAACACGGTTACAGCTATGATCGCACATCTTACTATCGGGATGAGTATCGTAAGTTCAAAAAGTCTGCTCAGAAAGAAGTGAGTTATCTGGTCAAAGAGTTTGAGTGCCGCAAGTCTGCTGCTTCTTATGCACGTGCCAACACCTCTAGGACTGGAGTTCTTGACACATCTAAACTTCACACTTACAAATTCAGTGAGGATCTTTTTAAAAAGATCACTGTGTTACCAGATGGTAAGAATCACGGGTTGATCTTTGTCCTTGACTGGTCTGGTTCTATGTCTGCGGTTCTCAAAGATACTGTCAAACAACTTCTGAATCTGGTTTGGTTCTGTCGTAAGGCGAACATTCCATTTGAGGTCTTTGCTTTTACAAATGACTGGCTGCGTAATGGTGTCAATCTCCCATACATCTATCCTGGTGATTCTATTCATCAAGATTTTAAAGTCAACGATTTTGTGGTTTCCTCAAGTTTCAATATGATGACTTTCTTGTCCAGTCAAGCTTCTGCTAAAGAATTTGAACACCACTGTGAGAATCTCTTTGTTCTTGCCTGTACTCAAGATGGAATGTATCAACTTGGTCTGTCTGGTACACCTCTGAATGAAGCTCTGATCACTCTTCACCAACTCATTCCCGATTTCAAGAAACGTTATGGTGTTGAGAAACTGAATACCATTGTTCTTACGGATGGTGAAGCCCAATACATTCCTTACTTCGTTAGTTTTCAACGCAAGGATGGTGAAGAGGTTCACGGTTACAATAATATTTCTGCTAACACTTGTCTCCGTGATCGTAAACTTGGTCGTGTCTACAACTTCTCTGATCGATATTTTGGTCTGACTCAAACTCTTCTGAGTAATCTGACTGAAAAATTTGGAGATGTAAACTTTATCGGCATTCGTCTTCTGTCTGGTTCGGAGTTGCGTCGATTTCTTGATCGTAATCTCAATCAAAATGAGGTTTATGACGTTATGTTAAAGTGGAAAAAGGACAAGTCTGTCGCACTCAACGATATGGGTTATACTAAGTTCTTCGCAATGTCATCTCAGTCACTCTCTAATGATACTGATTTTCAAGTACAAGAAGATGCTAGTAAGTCTCAAATCAAGTCTGCTTTCATCAAATCTCTCAACTCTAAAAAGTTGAACAAGAAAGTTCTATCACAGTTTATGGAGTTAGTTGCGTGAACATTTTTGCTACAGATCAGTGCCCGCGATTGTCGGCGCAAGTTTTGCCAGACAAACATATTGTTAAAATGCCATTGGAGAGTTGTCAAATGATCTCCATTATTTTTTCTTCTTGGTATTATGACTGGGGTCAAATTCACAAAGTTGATGGAGAACCATACAATACTAAGAAGGGTGCGTTTCGTAATCATCCTTGCACTCAATGGGCTGGACAAAATCAATTCAACACAGCTTGGTTGATTACCCACGGTATTGCACTCTCTACAGAATATACACATCGATATGGTAAAGTTCATTCGTGCAATAAAACACTCTTTGAAGCTAAACAACTGTTTCATCGCAAGACTGGTAAAGACATTACTTGTCACAGTATGGCGGATAAGTTTGCACGTGCAATGCCCGATGAGTATAAGTATGATACAAATATAGATACTTTTGATGCCTACAAAATGTACGTCGCATCGAAACCCTGGGTTTCAACCAATTATCTCAAGTGTCCTGACAGAAAGCCTTGGTGGATTGAATGAAAAGTTATCCCACAAAACTTGATAACCCTTACCTTGTAAGAGTCACTGTAAATAAAAACACGTGGGGTATCTATCGTAGAGATCCGTATCAAAAACTTGCAGAGTTTGGATCTGAGTTTGAAGCCTATTCAGCAAGACGTGCACTTATAGACTTTGAAAATGACCAAACTTGATAGACATTGTTATGACAAAATTAACAATGAATGGGTTATTATAAAAACGTATACACTTGAATATCAAAAGATTCCTTACAACATTGCAACTATTCTTGAGTGTTCTAGAAGACTTCGACAAGTTCTCACACCAGATCTTTTAACAAAGAAGTATCGACTGGAAAACGAAACGAATCCGATGTATGGGCATTGTTACCATACAACACAAGCAATGTACTATCTTTTAGACACTGATACTCTGGACCCTATGCGAGGTCGTGATTGGAGAGGGGAGGATCATTGGTGGCTAAGAGATAGAGAAAATGGATTCATCGTTGATATGACAGCTGATCAATATTATTCAATCGATAAAGAACCACCATACGATAAGGGTAAAGTTACATCTTGGTATGGTTGGAAACAAAGACCTCATAAGAGAACGTTAGACCTAATTACTAGATTGCAGGTAGACAGTCAAATAACTGTCCACTGCCCCCTTCAAACCGTCTGATTCCAGAGTATATTACTTACATACCAATGAGGTTTCAAACCAATGTCCGCTATCAATATCGTTGATGCTCTTCGTGATGCTTACGGTGACAAAATCACTTCGGGTGATGTTCGTGGATACTGTGCTGCACACGGTATCTCTTATCCTACCGTTACCCGTAAATTGGATCAGTACAAGTTGTCTCGTGGAACTTGGGATCTGACCATTCAAGAAGCTCGTCAACAACTTGAGAAAGTTGTGACGGCTCCTGCAGTTGTGCCTCCTGTAGAACAGAACCTCATTCCTGAGAAAGATGATTCCTTCGTCAAGTTTGGTAACTTTAACGATATTAAAAAGATTGTTCAGTCCCGTCTTTTTTATCCTGCGTTCATCACGGGTCTTTCGGGTAATGGTAAAACGTTCTCCGTGGAGCAAGCGTGTGCTCAACTTAAGCGTGAACTGATTCGTGTTAACATCACCATTGAAACTGATGAGGATGATCTGATCGGTGGTTTCCGACTGATCAATGGTGAGACTGTGTGGCACAACGGCCCCGTGATTGAAGCTCTGGAACGCGGCGCCGTCCTTCTTCTGGATGAGATTGATCTTGCATCGAACAAAATCTTGTGTCTTCAGTCCATTCTTGAAGGTAAGGGTGTATTCCTGAAGAAAATTGGTCGTTGGGTGAAACCTGCGTCTGGATTCAACATCATCGCAACTGCTAACACCAAAGGTAAGGGTTCTGATGATGGCCGTTTTATTGGAACTAATGTCCTGAACGAAGCGTTTCTGGAACGATTCCCTGTCACTCTTGAACAGGAATATCCTTCTCCTAAGATCGAACAGAAAATCCTTGAAGGGGTCTCTCTGGATCTTGGTGTTGAGGATCGTGAGTTCTGCCAACGACTTGTTGATTGGGCTGACATCATTCGTAAGACGTTCTACGATGGTGGGATCGAAGAGTTGATCTCCACTCGTCGTCTGGTTCACATCATTCGTGCCTACTCTATCTTTGGTGATAAAGTCAAAGCAATCCAAGTCTGTCTCAATCGATTTGATGAAGAGACTAAATCATCCTTCCTTGATCTGTATGACAAAGTGGATGAAACTGTTGACATCAACGCCACTGATGAGGTACAATAACAACGTGTTCTCTGCATTATGAAATGAATAATGAACTCCCAATGGAGGGGTATGAATGGACACCCCTCCCTTATCCTTACAGTCGATCAGTTGATGGTAATGTGCAACCCTGGGGTCACAGTGATTTAGAATATCTCAATTCAATGTACCCCGACATCCCAAATGATTGTAAAGAACCTATCGTCATGAATGATTTTAAAATAGAACTCACTAACACGAATGGGTTCTGGAAATATGAAGAGGACAAAACACTCAAAGAAATCGAACAATATCTGACTAGCACCTACCATTCTCACTATACATCGGAGAAGTCTCAAACTCAAACTTTGGATCTTATTGAGAGTATTGGTGACGCCGAACCTTTTACCAGATCTAACGCGATCAAATACCTGTCGCGGTTTGGTAAAAAGAACGGTAAATCCAAACTTGACATTTTGAAAGCCATCCATTATTGTATTCTTCTCTACCACTTTTCTGGTCTTCACAATGAACGCAAAGACACCTATGAAACTTTCTAATAGTACCACCAACATCCTGAAGAACTTCTCCACGATCAACCAGTCAATCCTGATCAAGGAAGGTAACAAACTGAAGACGATCTCTGTGATGAAGAACATTCTTGCAGAAGCTGAGATTGAAGAGGAGTTTGAGAGGGAGTTTGCAATCTACGATCTCAATCAGTTTCTCAGTGGTCTCTCTCTGTATAATGCACCTGATCTTGACTTTGGTGAAAGTTATTTGACCATCCGTGATGGTTCTCGTCGTGCAAAGTATTTCTTTGCAGACCCTAATGTGATTGTGTCACCACCTGATAAAGAGATTTCTCTACCTTCACGTGATGTTTGTTTCACTGTTGCAACACAACAACTTGATGCACTTCTCAAGGCTGCAGCAATCTATCAGGTCTCTGATCTATCTGCGGTTGGCCGTAATGGTAAAGTTGAATTGGTTGTGCACGATAAGAAGAACGACACCTCTCACGACTTTGTTGAGGAGGTTGGTGTGACCGACGATGAGTTCTGTTTCAACTTCAAAGTTGAGAATATCAAGATCATTCCTGGTTCCTATGATGTTGTTATCTCTTCTAAACTTCTTGCTGAGTTTACTAACAAGAACGTTAATCTTAAGTATTATATCGCACTGGAACCTGACTCAACCTACGTTTGATACTGATGCCTCGTAATGAATTTCTGTGGGTGGAAAAATATCGCCCACGTAAAATTGAAGATTGCATCTTACCAGATGCTTATAAGAAGACGTTTGTAGAGTTTCTAAATAAAAAAGAGATTCCAAACCTGATGCTTGC